ACCCATTTCTCGGTGCTAAGCTGCCCCTTTTTCTGTAGATCGATTGATTTTTTAAGCCCATTGAGCGCCTCCCTGCGCTCAAAAGCCTTCTTGGCCGCCGCCTCGACAGCGCCCAGTTTCTGGACAGTTTTATCCAATTCCGCTTGCATTTCCGAAAATGATGCCGTCGCCAAATCAAACCCTTTCTTAAAGGGTGCCCCGGGCAGGTTGACGGAATTTTCATAAATCTGCTTTGCGTTCTCAAGCCCGGATATCATTGAGCTGAGGAAAGCAGCTTCTTCCGGATTCTCCTGCATCCGCGCTTTCAGCTGTGCAATGAGCTGATCCAGTTTAACAATGTCGCCGCCCATCGCGGCAAGCACGCCGCCAAAGATATCCTGCTGGCGTGCCAGTGCCGTGTTGACGTCATCCAGTGATCCGCCGGCAAGGTGCGCATATTCTTTGAAGGTTGTCAGATATTCCATCGCCTGCTTGTAGGCCTCAGTATCTGTTTTGCCACTGCTCATGCCCTGCTGGATTACATTCAATGCCTCAAGCTGTTTCTTCTGCTCTTCCAGCTGTTCAGCCGCTTTCTTTGCTTCCTCCGCGGCTTTGGTTTCATACGCTGTCAGGTCAGCCAGCGAAGCGGTCGCGCCGTCAATGCCGGCTTTCAATTCTTCACCGAGGCCTGCGCCTTGGTAGGTAAACACAGCGCCAACACCGGCACGCGCTTCTTCAAGCATCGCGATGAATGACCGCAGCTTCACCGCCATATAGGAATCGCCCTGGCCGCCGTCGACCAGGCCGTCCAGCTTGCCCTGGAAATCTTTCTGCATATCGCCTGCGTCGCGATAGGCCGCGAGCATGTCCATGTTGTAATCGGTCTGGATGGTGACCCGCCGGTCCAGCATCTCCTGGGCTTTCTGCAGGTTTGCTGGCGCGTTCACGCCCAAACCTGTCAGCGCTTCGCCGGCGCTCTTGACAAGTTCGGCATTCTCTGTCTCAAAGCCGGTCTTCAGCTGTCGCAGCGCCGAAATGATGTCCTTCTCATTGCGCAGCTTGCCGGCGATCTGGCCCATCGTGCTGATTTCGCTCTGCACGCTGCTGCTCATTTCCTCAGCGGACTTCTTCATCTCTTCCGCACTCTGGCTGATGAACTTGGCCATATTCTGGGTTTGCCACTGCTCAATCACTTTTCCGGGGACCTCGGCCAGCGCGTCAAAACTGGTTGCCAGGTGCGCGGTCAGGGGGGACAACGACTGGATCAGCGCCAGCTGCTGCTCACCGCTCAGGTTCAATGCTTCCGCGGTATCCGCTGCAAAGGAGACAATGGTTTCAAAGCCAGCTTTCACGCTGGCAGCGTCTGCCTCATTGGGCATGGCTCCGGAGACAAGCTTCTCCTTCACGGCGTTCATCGCTGCCACCGCGCCGGAGATATCCGTATTAATCAGCGCGTCTTCATACGCACTGGCAAAAGCGTCCAGATTGATGTCCGGATCTGCTTTGGCAAGTTCTGAGAATGCGTTCTTTACAATGCCTTCTGTGACATCCGATACTTTTGTGCCGGAGATTCTTAGCGCACCGGCTATTTTCGTCATTAGCGCATCCGCGGCGCTGACAACAGACTCCCCCTTGTTACGAAGGGCGTCCTCAGCTGCGGCAACCGCTTCTTCCATCGCTGTAACGAGGGTGTCTTTTGTTGCGCCTCGCAATTCAAGCCCTTTTAGACTTTCATTGAGAGAAGCCTGCAGCTTTTGCTGTGCTCCTAACGCGGTATAATATTCTCCGGACTGTCTGCCGTGTTTACCCGCCGCTTCATTCATCGCATTGGTCGCGGCGATATACTCGTCCATTAGGCTAACCGCCTGGCGCAAGGCGGCAGCACGCTCTTCGCTCGCGGTCAATACTTCCCTGGCTGCACGCGCACTTTCCGTGGCCGTATCAGAAGCCGTTTCCTTGTCAATCTGTTGATCTTTCAGTTTGGCAAGGATTGTCTCATTGATTTTCCCGGTCAGTGTATCGTACCATTCGCCCTGTTTGGCCAGCGCGCCGCCGGTGATGCCGTACTGCTCCTGCAGCTGTTTCTCAATGGCGAGCATTTCCTGGCTCTCAGAATAGGTCAGCCTGGTTCTCTGACTCAACTCTGTATACCGGTTCCGAAGCGCTGTCAGCTCATTGATAGAATCCTGCAGCCCTTTCTTCCGTTCTGCCTCTGCTTCTGCCGCGGCCCTTGTCTCCTCTGCGGCCTTTTTTTGACTGTTGGAAAAGCCGCTCCAAATGGCAGAGGCTATCCCCAGCGCCACGCCAATGCCGATAATCCACGGCATGAGGGTATTAACGGCAACGCCAAAGATGGTCGCGCCGGCGGCTGCTGCTTTAAATGATGCTGCCAAAGACTGCAGCGCCAGCGTGACTTTCTGTACTGCCATCAAGCCGATGATGACAACGCCTGCTGAGGTCAGCCCGGCTGCCAGTTCAGGCACGGCGTTGACAACATCGGTCAGCACGCTCAGAAACCCGCCAAAGAGTTGGGTAACCGCCTGCACCGCCGGCGCCATAGCCTCGCCAAAGGCGACCGCCGTCTTTTCAGCTGCCAGCGCGGTCTTGGCCTGGGAGCCCGCCAGGGTGTCCTGCAATTTGATCAGGTCGCCGGTCTGGAATCGCGTCTCGTGGCGCAGGCCCACAACCTCGGCCTCAATTTTCTGGGCCTGGGTCATCGCGTCCATGCTCACGCCAATGCTCCTGGCGTACTCGCGCCACATCACGCTGACGTTCTTGGTCACGCCGGCGTTGTCCACCAGGATGCTGTTTTCGTTCTTCAGGCCTTCAGTCGCGCTGACAACCGCCTCAGCCAGCCCAAGCGAAGCCTGCCGTCCAAAGGCCGCGGCATCCTTGAGCTGGATAATGGCGTTGGTCGCCTGCTCGATGTTGTAGCCACGGGACATCAGGTTCTTAAACGCCGTGGAAGCGCTGGCTACATCCATGAAAGCGTCAGTGACCTTGTTGAGCGCCTGGGTCATCTGCTCATCGCTGATGCCCCGGCCCTTGGCCACGCTGTTCACGCCAATGAGGGCCGCCTGGTAGCGGTTCATCGCCTTGATGCCGGAGTCAATGGCGCCGACAATGACGCCAAAAGCCTTGGCCATCGCAAAGGCGACCGATGTCGCCGCGGCAGTCTGCATGGCTGCGGACGCCTGTGCGCTCTGGCCCATCTGCTTATAGCTCTGGTCCATGCGGGCGCCGGCCTGCGCGGTCTTGTCCTGGGCCTGCGCCATGGCGGCTTCCAGTTCCTTCAAGCCCTGCTGAACCCCGGAGGCGTCCGCGCGGATGCGCATGACAATTGCGCCTACATCCAGTTCACCCGCCATTTACCACACCTCCTCAGTCCATCTCATCAGCGTAAACCTCTTTGTACTCGTTTTCCCGGTCTCGGTCGGTCTTGTGCATGTCCGCGTAGGCGTCCAGCACCAGCAGCAGTTCATCCAGGTAATAGCTCTCCAGCATTTCGCGCTTGGTGATGCCCACCGCCTGGCAGGAGGCGGTCAGGCGTTGGAGCCAGTATCTGCTGTCGGTTTCCTGAGCAGCTGCTGGGCTGCGCTCCGCGCGCTCGTAAAAAAATCAGTCAGGTCGTTGAGCTGCCAGAAGGCCTTGACCACGGCGGTCATCTCGCCGGGCGTCAGCTGCTCCCAGGCCGGGTTGTCCTGCGCGCCCACGATCTCCCGCAGGATTTCCACCAGCTTGCGCGGCAGAAGGCCGAACAGACGCGCCGCCATCGCCTTGAGCCCTTCCGGCGTCAGCCTGGTCAGCTCCTCCAGGATTTGCTTGGGCGTCTGCCCGGGGAAGGCCGCGCCCAGCAGCTCCATCACGATGCCGCCGACGCGGTCCATCACCTCAAAATACCTGCCAACCGGCTGCTTTTTTATCTCAATCCCGTGCACCACCTGCGCCCGTGGGCGGGCTACCTGCACGGTGTTTCGTTTCAATTTCTCAAACATAGGTTACCTCCCTTGATTTGAAGGGGGCAGGGGGTTTTCCCCTGCCCCCGGCGTTAGGTCACGGCCCCGTGGGGGTCAGGTCGACGGCTGCGATGGTATCCAACCAGGCGATGGTAACGGACGAGCCGTCCGTGTCCTTGGTCACGCGGATCATCTGCTTGGTCTCCGCAGGAGAGCTTTCGGTGTCGATGATGGGGCGGGGGGTGCAGCTGAAGGTCAGCTGGTACTGGTTCACCTCGTTGCCGGTGTCCAGCTTCGTGCGCAGGTCCACCTTCGCGCTCATCAGCTTGGCGTTGTAGTAGCGGAACATGCGGTACTCGCCGTCGCGCCGCATGGAGCTGAAGGTCAGCGCCACCATCGGCGCGCTGTCCATCGCGGACTCGCCCAGTTCCAGCAGCCCCGTGGACGGGGTCGCGTCAAAGTGCGCGCCGGACAGCGCGGCCAGGTCCTTCAGGTCCATCTCGTTGACGTTGATGGTCAGCGTCACGCTCTGCAGGTCGCTGCCGGAGTCGTAGATACCGTCGTCGCCAGGGATTTTATATTCCTCGCGCACATCTTCCACCGTACAGCTGCGGGCACCCACCAGTGAAGCTTTGGTACCGGGGGTGTACTTGGTGGCGGTGTTTTCCGTCAGGGGGAAGTAACTCAGGTTCGCAAACCCGATCAGTCCCTTTTTAGCCATGTTAGATCAATCTCCTTTTAATGTTTAAGTTATTGGTGCTTCCGGATCCGGTTCGGGCTCCGGTTCGGGCTCCGGTTCGGGCGGAGCCGGGACAAGGTTTCCAAACAGCACAACTTCCGCGTAAACGGTGACTGTGCTCTCCGTCCGCCCTGCGGGCATGATGGCCGCCGCGCTGGTCATGCGGCCGATCACCCCGCCCATGCCGGTCAGGGGAATCTTGGTCTCGCTTTCACCGCTGTCCAGCAGGTCAGCGATGGTCTGGCACGTGGTCATCGCGTCCGCGTAGCCGGTGGTCTTCCTGCGCACCTGGATCTGGATGCGGTGCGCGGCGCTGCCGTCGTGCAGGGATGCCGGTGTCTTCTGCCAGCAAAACAGCGCGATGCACTCCGGCGTTATTTTGTAGTCCGGGATAATGTCCAGGTAGATGTTGCTGAGGTTCTTTGTCAGCAGGTAGTTACGGATGGCGTTGAGCATCACAGGCCTCCAAACAGGTCGCTGAGGCTGGCGGCGATTTGTTCCCTGACCTGCTCCGCCTTTTCAAGCGCGGCCTTTTCAAGGTACTTGGCTTCCCCGCCCTGGGGGTGGGCGTACTCTACGTGCTCGTGCTGGGCGGCTGCGTACTTGGTGTTGAATCGCACTTCGCCGATGATTGTGTCGCCCTCCTCTTCCACCCACAGGCTTCCGCTTCCGCGGAGGGTGCCGGATTTAACAGGCGCCCGGTCCGCCGCGCGCTGCCAGATGTCGTTCACGACCTCCTGCATCCCCGCTTTGGTGAAGTCGCCCGTGGACGACAGCGCGCTTCCCAGTTTTTGCATAACGTCGTCGATGCCGGTCAATTCAAACGCCACTAAAGCCTCACCTCCCAGTGGTCGGTTCCGCCGTAGAGTCCCTTTTGCTGCTTCACGGCTTTCACTTCCCAGTCGATGCTATTCACGCTCACCA